GTGCCTTTAGACACACCATGTCTCTAAAAAAGACCTTGTGCGAAGCCCAAACCGCGGATCGCCGGAGGCATACGCCTCCGCGTCAACCCTGGCAGGAGCAATACCTGTGGTCGCACTATGGCTATAAGATAGCCGTTTCTCAGTGTCCTCTGCCCGGTGGGTCAAACCATCTATAGCGGTGTGTGTTAGCGCCTCATACTGCCGACCAAGGGTAAGACCTGAGAATCCCAATTAATTAAGTAATCAGCTACTAACATGAATATAACATCCACATTAACAACTTATACTACTTTTAATCGGAAAGCCAGGCTAGCTAAACAGTGAATTCGTTTATCAGAGTTCACTGCTTATGTAAACTTGGTGGTGTGAATCCTATCTTTAAAGGATTCGCGTCTTTTACTCTCTACTCTTATAAAGAGGGTGGCTATACTCTGACGAAAGTCGGGGTCTAACTTCACCTTTTTATATCTTAAAGAGGCCTTAAGGCTCTCAATAAGATCTATGAGTGGACAGCCTGATCATTGTCGTAAGATAATGGTTAAGACTGATTTGCATGGGATACCGAAAATTATACCATATCGCCTTCGGAGAGTTCTTATTATGAAGAACTACGGAGGTGATAGAAATTTAATTGTAGGTATATTTACTATTCTATCCATTTTTAGGGTATTCCCAACAAAGGTGGAACCAGATTTGCGGACTATCACTAGTCCGTTTACTGGGGTCACCCGTACTTTTGATAAAGACCTTCTACGGTCCGCATTAAAAGATTTGGGAATAACTAATAATATAAGGGTCGGTGGTCCATCTCTGATTGGAGGTGAATCGTCCGGCCCGAATAGCTATAAGGCATGCTGAGGCTCTCTTCTGGACGCACTTGCGTTCATCAAGAATCCTCGCCCATTTGTTTCCTTCCTCATAGGACGAAGGTACTGGTGGGTATTAGCATGATTTATGGCGATTCTTATATTATTAGGCCCATTGTACGTTTCTATTTCAGCTTGTACTGGGATATCAGCAATTAGAGGTAGACTCGCAGTAGTCTATGATCAAGCCGGAAAAGCTCGGGTTGTAGCCGTCACAAATTGATGGATACAGCTTGTGCTTTTTCCTCTTCATAAGTCTCTCTTTAAAACCCTTAAAACAATTAGGGAAGATGGGACTCATGATCAGGGTGCGCCTTTGAATAATTTAAAATTTCTTCATCGGCTCAACAAGATCCGTCGGCTAGAGCAGAAATATCATTGTTTTGATCTTTCTGCCGCAACTGACAGATTGCCCATTGATATACAAGAAGACATATTGAACCTTCTTGGGTATGATGGGTCAGCTTGACGTGAACTACTTAATATAAATTGGCATTACCAACGAACATATGTAAAATATGCCGTTGGGCAGCCAATGGGAGCCTACTCTTCCTGAGCCATGCTGGCCTTAACCCATCACGTGATCGTAAAATCTGCCGCACTCCAAGTTGGAGTGCAGAATTTCAAAGAGTAT